AAATGAATACACAACAACTTCAAGAGAAGTGGAGTCCTGTGTTGGATCATGAAGCTCTCCCGAAGATTACAGATCGTTACAAACGTGCTGTTACGGCAGTACTCTTGGAAAACCAAGAAATCGCAACCCGTGAACAACGTGTTGTTGAAGGTAACGTTGGACTTCTGACGGAAGCTGCACCTGTGAATAATATCTCAGGTTCTAATATTGACACTTACGACCCAGTATTAATTAGTTTAGTAAGACGTTCTGCCCCGAATCTCATTGCTTATGATATTTGTGGTGTGCAACCAATGTCTGGCCCTACGGGTCTGATATTTGCCATGAAGTCAAACTACGTTCAAGATGACGGGGTAACTGTAGACGATTACGAAGCACTATTCGGAGAAGCAATCACGGAACATTCTGGTAGTGATTCTGGTGATACCGTTGGTGGTATCGACGATACTGATACTCCAGAAACTGACCCATTTGCTACCGATTATGCAGCCGATACGGGTGCAGCTATGGCAACTTCCAAGGCGGAAGCACTTGGTAGTACTAATCAAACAACGGATTATTTCCGTGAAATGGCATTCACCATCGACAGAACATCGGTAACTGCCAAAAGTCGTGCTTTGAAAGCAGAATACACGACTGAATTGGCACAAGACTTGAAAGCAGTTCATGGTCTTGATGCTGAAGCAGAATTATCGAATATTCTGTCAACTGAAATCTTGGCAGAAATTAACCGAGAAATCATTCGTAGAGTTTTGACTGTTGCCCAATTGGGTGCAAAGAACAATACAACTACCGATGGAACTTTTGACTTGGATACCGATTCCAATGGTCGTTGGTCTGTAGAAAAGTTTAAAGGTCTACATTTCCAAATTGAACGTGATGCTAATGCTATTGCAACTTTAACTAGACGTGGACGTGGTAATATCATAATTGCCAGTTCTGATGTAGTAGCTGCTCTTAGTATGACAGGTTCATTGGATACGGGTGGTGCTGTCTCTGGTGGAACACTTGCCGATGATGGTATTACAGGTAATACCTTTGTAGGTACACTAAACGGAAAATACAAAGTTTATGTAGATCCGTATTATTCTGCCACTGACCAAGAATTTATTTGCGTTGGTTACAAAGGTTCTTCACCTTACGATGCTGGTATATTCTATTGTCCATACATTCCATTACAAATGGTTCGAGCAACTGGTGAGCAAACTTTCCTACCAAAAATCGGATTCAAAACCCGATATGGTTTAGTTAGTAATCCATATGTTACTACTACAATTGGTGGAGCAACTGCCGACGAAGAAGTTTTGACTGCTAATACCAATCAGTATTACAGAAAATTCAAAGTTGCAAACTTAATGTAACACGCATTTCACCGTTACATGCAAAAGGGGGCAATTAATTGCCCCCTTTTTTGTTGCCTAAATATAGGTGGAGGAACTATCTATGCAGAATCTACCAAGTAATTACAATGTACTATCACCAGTTTCGTTTAGGTTTTCAATTAAGAAATTGCCTAGTGTTAATTTTTTCTGTCATAGTGCTAATATACCAACCTTAACTCTTGGAACGGTTGTTAGACCATCACCGATGCGAGATTTTAATACTTTTGGAGATAACTTAGAGGTTGGCACACTGGATGTTGCTTTTATAATTGATGAAGATTTGACAAACTATATAGAAATCCAAAAATGGTTGCGAGATCTATCATCACCAGAGAATTTTACAGGGTATAATACGGCATTAACCAACACAGCAGAAGGAATGGGTAATTTCGGTGGGTTGGTTTCAGATGCGACATTACATGTTTTGACCAATTCCATGAACACTAACTTAAATGTCCAATATAAAGATGTGTTTCCTACTGATTTGGGAGGATTGGATTTCACAACACAGGATACAGAGATTGCAGCCATAACTGCTTTGTGTACATTTAGTGTAGCAGACTTTACTATTGAAACAGTGACATAGAGGTGTAAATGAAAACGTTGAATGAATTTTATGATGATACCAAAAGAGATTTGACTATAGAAGAATCGGAATTGGATAGAGAATCTCTCAGAACACCCTACCTGTACGACAAGTATCTGAAAATGTATCAGGAAACGAAATTACATCTGCGAAAAGTACAGCAGACATACAATGAATTGAAATTAGAAAAACATCGGTATTATACAGGGAATGCCGACCCAGAAGTCTACAAACAAGCACCATTTGGTATTAAAGTGATAAAACAAGACTTGGAATTGTATATGAATGCAGACCCAGAATTATCAAAGGCATTCGATTTGGTTGATTATATTACTACCATCAAAGATTTCCTAGAGAAAACATTAAAAAATATAGAGAATCGGAACTGGAATATAAAAAATGCAATAGAATGGAGAAAGTTTTTAAGTGGGGTCATCTAATACTCTATACATTTCAAAGGTTGATGAGGTTTATAACAAAATTACATGTGAACCTAGTATAGCACAAGAACTCTGTGATTTTTTCACCTTTTATGTGCCTGGCTATAAATTCATGCCAGCATATCGTACTAAAATGTGGGATGGGAAAATTAGATTGTATTCCATTCATGAGAAAAAGTTATATAGTGGATTATTGCATTATGTCGTAACTTTTGCCCAAAAAAGAACATACCATATAATTTTTCTATCATCGTTTGATTATGAACCAGTGACCATATCATCAGATTTTATTGATTCACTTCAATTGCAATCCAATGGAAAAGCACTTACGGTTCGTGATTATCAGTTGGATGCACTCACACACGCACTTTCAGTGCAAAAGTCATTACTAATTTCACCAACGGCATCAGGAAAATCATTGATTATCTACCTTTTGGTTAGGTATTTGGATTCACCAACTTTGATTGTTGTACCAACAACATCACTGGTGGAGCAGATGTATAAGGATTTCCAAGATTATTCAGCCATAAATGGATGGGTTGTCGATGACAATTGTCACAGAATATATTCTGGACATGAAAAAAATACAGACAAACCAGTGGTAATTTCAACATGGCAGTCTATCCATCGTTTGAAAAACCCCTTTTTTGAGGGATTTCGTCTAGTGATTGGAGATGAAGCACATGGGTTCAAATCAAAATCTCTGATTTCTATTATGACCAAGTTAATAAATGCCAAGTATAGGGTAGGTACTACTGGTACATTGGATGGAACACAAACACATCAATTGGTACTGGAAGGGTTATTCGGGCCAGTTAAACAAGTCACAACAACCAAAGAATTGATGGATACTGATATTTTGGCAGGGTTGAATGTACATTGCATCGTACTGGAATATTCAGAAGATGAATGTAAACTGGTCAAGTCGATGGATTATAAACAGGAAATTGATTTTCTAGTTGGGAATCCCAAACGAAACCAGTTCATAACCAATATGGTGTCAGCATTGTCTGGTAATACTTTAGTACTATACCAATTGGTCAAAAAGCATGGTGATATTTTATTTCAGATGCTCTCGGAGTTACTAGAGGACAAAATAGTAAGATATATTCATGGTGGGGTAAAAACTGATGTACGAGAACAGATTAGAGAAGAAGCTGAAAACAATAATAATGTGGTCATTGTTGCCAGTTATGGCACTTATAGCACTGGTGTCAATATTCGGAATCTCGATAATGTCGTTTTTGCTAGTCCATCTAAATCTCGTATTCGTAATTTACAATCTATTGGTAGAGCATTAAGACGAAAAGGCACTAACACCAATGCTAGTCTGTTGGATATTGCCGATGACCTATCACACAAATCATACCAGAATTACACGTTAAAGCATTTGATTGAACGTATCAAGATATACAATAGTGAGAAATTCGATTACAGAATGAAGAAGTTTTCACTCTAGTAGTAATATACCCTCTTTCCAGTGTGACACACTAAGTATACCATATTTTTTCTTGAATGTCAAGCTCATTTTACCTTGACAAATGACTTTTTTTATGGTATAATATACTAAAATAATTTAAGGATGGTTTTATGGCAAAGAAAGCACATTATATCGACAACAAGAAATTTTATGCAGAAATGGTGGGGTATTGCGAATTAGTAAAAGAGGCTAGAAAACGTGGAGATCCAAATCCACCAGCAACAGACTTCATGGGAAAGTGCTTTGTTGATATTGCCACGAATTTATCCAACAAACCGAATTTTATGAATTACACCTATAAGGAGGAAATGATTGGTGATGGCATTGAGAATTGTTTACAGTACTGTTCCAATTTTGACCCAGTAAAATCTAAAAATCCATTTGCCTATTTCACTCAAATTACATATTATGCCTTTGTCCGTAGAATTGAACGAGAAAAAAAACAAGCATACGTTAGGCACAAATTGTCCGAAAAAATGATAGAAGAAAAATCAATGGCATTATTCGAGGAATTTGGTGACAAACACACATTAGACCATGTTAAGGTTAACGAGGGTTTTGATGCAGTTGAATATGAAAAGAAAATGGAACAGAAACGGGAATTACGAAAAGCAAACAAAAAGTCATTAGAGAGGTTTATGGAGTGAAGGTTGCATTAGTTACAGATACGCACTTTGGGGCAAGAAACGACAATCAAGTAATACAGGAACATATCAATCAATTTTTCGGTGAATTGTTTTTTCCCTATTTGGAAGAACATAACATCAAGGATATTATTCACTTGGGTGATTTGATGGATAAAAGGAAAACGGTTTCTTTTTTGACATTGAGCAATTTACGTAAAAACTTCATGGAAATAATTCACGATAGAACTATAATGACCCATATTCTGGTTGGAAATCATGATTCCTATTATAAGAATACATTGAAATTGAGTTCGGTTAATGAATTGTATGGGAACACACCATTCATACACGTCTATGATACTGCTGAAACCATCACACTTGGTGATTTACGGATTTGTTTACTTCCATGGCTGTGTGCAGAGAATGAACACGAATCTTATGTAGAATTGGATAGAACGGATGCTAAAATCCTAATGGGTCATTTGGAGTTGGCAGGGTTTTTAATGTTCAAGGGCATGAGGTCGGATCATGGTTTAGAAAAAAACGATTTTTCAAAGTTTGAAAAGGTTTTATCTGGACATTTTCATCTCAGAAATGATGATGGGCATATCTATTATCTTGGTACACCTTATGAAATGATGTGGTCTGATTACAATACAGAAAGGGGGTTTCACATTTTAGATACTGATACACAGGAAATTGAGTTTATTAGGAATCCGAATGTCTTATTTCATAAGATTTATTACAAGGAAGATATGGAGATTGATGTTTCGACCTATAGTAATAAATTTGTACGATTGGTGGTATCGGAGAAGAAAAACCCATACGCATTTGATTCCTTTGTTGATGAACTATATGCAGTCAATCCAGCACAATTGTCTATCATAGAGGATTTTGATACCATTGAAGATGAAACCAAGATTGAAGGTACAGAGGATACAATTACCATAATCAGCAATCATGTAAAAAATTTATCAACCGATTTGGATAAGGGCATATTGGATAAGATGTTACGAAATCTATATCTGGAGGCGGTGAGTATAGAATGATACATTTTAGAAAAATTCGTTGGAAGAACTTTTTGTCAACTGGTGATACTTTCATCGAGGTTGATTTGGAGAAGTCACCATCCACTTTGGTGATAGGTGAAAATGGTTCGGGTAAGTCTACCATGTTGGATGCATTGACTTTTGGGTTATTCTCGAAACCATTTCGGAAGATTAACAAACCACAATTGGTTAATTCGGTCAACGAAAGGGGGTTGATGGTTGAGGTGGAGTTTGATTCTGGTAGTAAAAATTATTTGGTTCGTCGAGGAATAAGACCCAATATTTTTGAAATTTACATTGATGGTGAATTGATGGATCAGGATTCTACGACTAAGTTATATCAGGATCGGTTGGAAAAATATATACTGAAACTCAATTACAAAAGTTTTACGCAGATTATTGTATTGGGGTCTAGTTCATTTCAGCCCTTTATGCAGTTATCAACTCATAATCGCAGAGAGGTGATTGAGGACTTGCTGGATATTGGGGTATTTTCTACCATGAATACCCTGCTAAAAGAACAAGTTGCCGAAAATTCAATGCAATTAACACACGCAAAGCAAAATTATAATATCAATGAAGAACGTATTGATATGCAGAAAAAATATATCGAGGAAGTAAAGCAAATCAGTGATAACAAGATTGAGAACACTCAAAGTGAAATTTCTACATCTAAGACACAGGTTTTAGAATTGAATGAAAGGATGGGGGTTCTGGATAATCAACGTCAAGAATTGTTGGATGCCATTGAACCTTTGTCTGGAGTTTCTAATAAGTTAGAACAGATGCAATTGTACGATAGACAAATACAGGGAAACATCAAAAAGGTCAATCAGGAAATGGATTTTTTTAATGATAACGAAGATTGTCCAATTTGTGGACAGGTTTTGGATTATGGGCATGTTCAAGATATTTTAAAATCCAAATATGATAGAATCAAGGAACTTCAAGAGGGATATACCAAACTTCAAGGTGAGATTAGTATTACTCAGTCTGAGGTAGACCGATTGAAGAAATTTGGTGATGGAATCCAAGACCATGAGAGTAAAATAAAAGAGTGTGCTAGTTCTGTTAGGGTGATAGAACGGTATATGGATAAGTTGCTCAAAGAGGTTGATTATCTTGGTAAGGTTAAAGATAAGTCAGAAGGTGACGAAGAAAGGTTGTCACATCTGTTGACTGAGAGGTATAGACTTGGGGGTGCAATACAGGAATTTAAAGATCATGGTCTGTACTTGATGTGTGCTAATGATATGTTGAAGGATACTGGCATCAAGACTAAGATTATTAAGCAATATTTGCCAGTGATGAACAATTTAGTAAACAAATACCTTACGGCCATGGATTCGTATTTTAATTTTACCATTGACGAAAATTTCAATGAAGTTATCAAAAGTCGATTTCGGGATGAATTCAGTTATGATTCATTCAGTGAAGGTGAGAAGATGCGGATTGACTTGGCATTATTGTTTACATGGAGAGCAGTGGCAAAATTGAAGAACAGTGCCAGTACCAATTTGTTAATTTTGGACGAAGTGTTTGATAGTTCACTTGATAGTAATGGTACAGATGAGTTCCTCAAACTCTTGCAGTCACTGGGTTTGAAAAGCAATGTTTTCGTAATTTCGCATAAAGGGGATACTTTGTATGAGAAATTCGATAATGTGTTGAGATTTGAAAAGGTGCAGAATTTTAGTAAGGTGGTTTGATATGGATTTGAAATCCATCAAAAGTTGGCCATAAACCTCACACATTAGAAAAGTTTTTTGAATAAAAGTGATTTTTAGCTTGACATTTAGTCAGAGATATGGTATAATATAGGTATATGAATAACAATATAGAAAAATCATTATTAGATGAATTGGCACACTTGCTTTCTGAGAGGTGTAGGGTTGGCAATAAAATTAAGGAAACGTTAGCAAAACATACAAACTCCAATGGTTTGCCTATATTTGGTGAAGAATGGTTGGAGTTTTCGGGAAAATGGAAAACACCAAGACAAGAATTTGTTAAGCAGGTTCTTGCTGAATATATTGTAGAAACCAGACCACCATTTCCATATCGTGAGATTCAAGAGAAGAAGGTACAGAAGAAATTTTCTGATATGTGTAAAACGATGAAATATCTTTATATTGGGAAGGGGGAACGTAAGGTAGAAATTCGTGGAGAACATCAACTGAAATATAATTTTGATGATTATGGTTTGTATGCTATTCAGATGGGAAGTACGTACAATTCCATTTCTGATTACTTTCATAATAAGACTAGGGTTGGGTGTTTTGCACACAATCAAAAGAATGCTGTCAATATTTGGACTCAAGGAACAGTTAAAGAAGTTAAGTCTCTGATTTCGGGAATATTTCGTATGACATGGGAGATGAAATGTATATCAGATGAAACGTATCGGAAGGTTTGTAGGTTAGGGGGGTATATTGCAACGCAATTTAAGCCTAGTGTGGCAAAATTTTTGTATGAAGGGTATTATGCAAAAAAAATCTTAGATACATCAATGGGTTGGGGTGATCGTCTTGCTGGATTTTGGGCAAGTAATGCAGAACTTTATGTTGGTTGTGACCCTAATGCAGAAACATTTGATGTCTATAAACAACAATGCTTTAAGTATGCAGAATTGTTGGGTATGGGAGAAACGTATAAAATTAAATGTTCGACAGATGACTATTTTGAATTTAAGACATCAAGGAAGCATGTCATAATTCATCGAGTTCCATCTGAGGATTTTGAGTGGGATAAATGGGGGAAAACTTTTGATTACATGTTTACTTCACCACCATATTTTTCGGTGGAACGGTATGCACAGGGTTCTTTGCATGAATCAGACCAGAGTTGGGCAAGGTATCCAACATTTGAATCTTGGAGAGATGATTTTTATTTTTCAACATTACAGAAAACTTGGGAGTCGATTGATGATGATGGACACATGTGCATAAACATCACTGAACCAAAAGTACAAGGCAAAATTTATCCCATTTGCGATGATATGGTTGATTATGTTAAACAGAATGAAGATTGTAATTTTTTAGGTATGGTTGGTATGCGGATGATGCAAAGACCAATAGCAAATAGATATTGGTCAAAAAATGAAGGTAGTGAGGTTTATGATGTTTTAGATAAAGTCAAAAGACAGGAGTTTTATGATACTGTTTTTATTGAACCAATATGGGTTTTTCGTAAAAATAATGATAAACATCTGATTAAGTATGACAGTGGAGTGGATTTGAGTGATTGGATGGTGTGATGTTTGATTTGAATAGAGAGGAACATCTTGAACTCATTGGTGATTGGCAAGATGGAAATCCAAAACCGATATTGAAAGAACATGATGGGTTTATAGTAGTTCGTGATGATTTGTTACATGGTGGTTCCAAGATTAGGGTTGCTGATTATTTGATACAAAATAATATGGAATGTGATGAATGGGTTTATGGTGGTAGTCCAGCAAATGGTTGGGCTCAAGTTTCACTTTCTATTCTGTGTAAAAAATATGATAAGAGATTGGTTTTGTTTATGGCAAAACGCAAGGAAGAAAATTATACCACACCACAAAAAATGGCAATATCTGAGGGTGCTATTGTTAATTGGGTGGAAATGGGATATTTGTCTAATACCATGTCTAGGGCAGTTTCATATGTCAATAAAAAACCTAAATACAGAAAGTTAGTTCCGTTTGGTGTAGATCACCCAAC